ATGGCAAGATATTTGGACAACTTCATCAGAGTGCAACAAGAACAGGTAGACTATCGTCTAGTAAACCTAATCTACAAAACTTTGATGGAGAAATAAAAGAACTATTTGGATCTCGATATGCTACTACAAGCTGACGCAAAACAATTGGAATGGGTTGGTGCTACGTATCTATCTCAAGATCCTATTGCATTAAAAGAAATATGGGGTAGTGTAGATCAACATGCTGATAATCAACAACGCTTTGGATTACCATCTAGACTTATAGCTAAAACGTTTGTATTTAGATTAATCTATGGTGGTTCTGCATATTCTTACGCTAATGACCCTAACTTTAAGGGAATTGGTAATGAAAAGTTTTGGCAAAAGGTTATAGATCAATTCTATGATAAGTATAAAGGTCTTAAAGACTGGCATACTAGGATTGTAGATGAAGTTAAACGTGATGGTTACTTACGTATGCCTACTGGTAGGACTTATTACTATGAACCTGAACTTAAATATGGTAGAGCCGATTGGCCACGCACACGAATCCTTAACTATCCAGTACAAGGACTCGGTGCTGACCTAATGGCAATAGCAAGAGTTAGTTTAGCAAATAGATTAAAAGAAAAGGAAGGAGTACATCTTGTTAATACAGTACATGATTCAATAATACTTGACTTTAATCCTAAAATATGGGATAATAATAGTATAGTCAATTTAGTTGACAAATGTTTTAATGATATACCAGCAAACTTTAAGAAATTGTTTGGTAAAGACTTTAACTTACCTATGCGAGTTGAATGTCAAATTGGTCCCACTTGGGGAAATATGGAGATAATACATGCAAATTACAGTAATTGATGTAGTACAAGAAACACTAGCTGCTAAAAATGGTAGAACATTTCAACAATTAGTTGTATCTTATAAAAACGATAAAGGTATGGCTCAAGCTAAAAAGCTAGTATCTTTTGCAAATCCTGATCTATTTAAAGCTGCTAAAACCTGGCTTAAAGATCAAGTATATAACGTTAAGACAGTCAAAAATGACAAGACTGGCTATTGGGATTGGGTAAGTTTAGAAGGAGATAATCAAGTGGCAGAAACAAAATCAGCACCTAGTGCAACAAGAGTAACTGGATCTAATTATGAAACTAAAGAAGAACGTGCAGCAAGACAAATCTATATTGTTAGACAATCTTCAATTACTAACGCTGTTGCTCTTCTTGGACCAGGTAAATCTGTAGCTGATGTACTTAATGTAGCTAAACAATTTGAAGACTTTGTATTTGCTAAGTCTGAAGGTGTTGATGCTATTAATGAACTAGCTGATGATATTCCTGAATAGGAGATAGTATGAAAAAGTGGGAAGTCTGGATTGTAAGAGCATTGTTAGCTTCTGGAATTATACTAGCCATATCTTCATGGTCAATGTTCTTTTCCAGACTTAACGCTAAAGAACTTAAGTATCTACACTATCGTTATAATGAAAATGTAGTTATTACTTTATCTAATGTAGATTGTATTATTCCTGAAATAAAAGATCTGTATCCATGGGCAGCTATTGCTACTCGTATAGATGGTAATAGATTAATTGCATGTTACAAAGGTGAGGGAGATAATATTGAAATCCAATGGTATAAAGGTGACAAATCTATCTTCCCTGCCAATGTATTTTTAGTAGATCCTAACCAAGATAAAACTTATAAGAAGAATAATTAATGCAAGCTTTAATCGATCAAGATTTACTGTGTTATAGATGTGCAGCTAGTGCCGAGAATGATGACCTCGGCATTGCTATATATAGAATAGATGAATTATTAGATAATATTCTTAATAAAACTGAAGCTACTAGTTATAGAGCATTCTTAACTGGGGCTAACAATTTTAGAAAACAAATCTATCCTGAATACAAAGCTAATCGCACACAACCTAAACCTAAACATCTTAAAGATTTACAAGAATATAGTTTAGAAAAACTAAATGCAGAGTTTGCACCTGAAGGATTAGAAGCTGATGATGCTATGGCTATTAATCAAACAGAAGATACAATTATTTGTACACTTGATAAAGATTTACTTCAAGTACCTGGTCGTCATTTCTCATGGGAAATTAATGGTAAAGGTTGGTCAAGACCTGATACATTTACAGAACAAACTGAACTAGAAGGTTTAAGATTATTCTATAAACAATGTCTTAAAGGAGATACATCAGATAATGTTAAAGGCGTTGAAGGACTCGGTGAAAAGAAAGCTACTGCTTTGCTTATGGATTGTACTAGTCATTTGGAAATGTTTAACAAAGTAAGAGAACTTTATGGAAATGATGAAGAGTTTATCATGAATGCATCTGTACTCTGGATACTTAGATCACTAGATGATAACTGGAAAGATAGGTTTAATGCCCTCATTTAAAAGTAAATTAGAAGAAAAAGTATGGGCAACACTTAAACGTGAATATCCTACTGTAAAGTATGAACCTCAAAAGTTTAAGTTTATACAACCTGAGATAGAAAGAACTTATATACCTGATTTCAAAACAGGACGTACTAACATATTTCTTGAAGCCAAGGGTAAATTAGATTTAGAAACTAGAAAAAAGATGGTATGGTTTAAACAATCTAATCCATCTATACGTATTATCTTTTTATTTCAAAACCCTGATAATAAGATAACTAAACGTAGTAAAACAACCTATGCCATGTGGGCTACTGACAATGGTTTTGAATGGCTAGACTTTAGAAAGGATTGGTTACGTGCTTATAAGCAACTGTGTAAAAAATGAAGATGGTAGTTTTGATTTTGACTTCCATGTTGAACCTAATGAAGCTGCATTCTTAATGGATCATGCTATCAAAGATTTAATTCATCATGGAATTATTAATGTAAATCTAGATGAAGCTCAGCAACAACTAGAATTATTTAAAGAAGCTGGAGGACAAGTACAATGATTCAATTAAGATTTTTAAAAGAGGGTAATAGCCCTTATTTATTACAATATAGACATAACTTTATTCTATTTGCTACACGATGGAAGGCAGTTAAAACGGAGTTTAATTAACATGAGTAAAATTCTTTTATTAGATATTGAGATGGCCCCTAACGTAGCTCACGTATGGGGCATATGGGATCAGAACATTGGTATTAATCAATTACAAGAGTCTTCCTATGTCATGTGCTATGCAGCTAAATGGCTAGGTGATAAGAAAATGATATTTGATTCTGTTAAAAAATCAGGTGATAAGAAAATGCTTGAAGGTATTCATAAATTACTTGATGAGGCAGACGCAGTTATACATTACAATGGTAAACGATTTGATATTCCATCTCTTAATAAAGAATTTTTATTACATGGAATGCATCCTCCAGCACCTTTTAAAGAGATTGACTTACTTACTGTAGCTAAAGGTAGATTTAGGTTTGTTTCTAACAAACTAGATTACGTAGCACAGCAACTAGGATTAGGTAAAAAGACTGAGCACTCTGGTCATGAACTATGGGTACAATGTATGGCAGGTATCCCTAAGGCTTGGAAGATTATGGAAGAGTATAATCGTAACGATGTTATTCTTTTAGAAAAAGTCTATGAGAAGTTTAAACCTTGGATTAAAAATCATCTTAATCGTAATCTTATTGAAAACAAAGGACTCTGTTGTCCTACTTGTGCATCTACTAATTTCCAAAGACGAGGTTTTAACTTAACTTCAGCAGGTAAATACCAACGTTATCAATGTCGTGCTTGTGGTAATTGGTTTAGAGATAATAAAAACCTTAAAGAAAAAGGTGAACTTAAGGTGATTAATGTATGATTCCCTCAGCGTGGTTGATTAAAGAGTATGATAGCACAGGTAAATTGGTTTGGTATGGCTTACTTATGAGTGAGCCTACTGAACTATCTTGGTTTAAAGATCTAAAAAATAAACAACATAACCTAGAAATTATTCCTCTCATTCCCGATGAAAAGAATATTAAACGTATTAATAACACGAAGAAGTATGATGCTAAAAAACTAGCAGAGGCTCATGGTGGGTTATGAGTCAGATCTTAGATAAAAGATTCCTACGAAAGCTATATGATTGTTATAAAGATCTTCCTCCATTTTGTAGTATGAGGATGCCTCCAGCCCGTAAAGTAACCTTTGAGATATCTAACGATACTGGATACTATGGACTATTTGTTCCTTATCCTATGCGAATAGTAATTACTAATGAAGTCAAGGACTTCTACAATCTTCAAGACACTTTACTTCATGAAATGGTTCATTTACACTTGTTTTATAATGGACATACTGACTATAATCAGCATGAAGAGAAGTTTAATAAGATAGCTGATACAATTTGTAACACTTTATTAATAAGTAGGCAACATTTTGGTTGACAAGTATATAATAAATTGTTATAATATTAGGTAAGAGGGAAAATAACATAGGAAAACGGATGAGTAGCGGACTGGGGATTCTCGGTTTGACTTCAACATCGAGGTCGGGAGTAGCATATGGCTACTATAACCTTGGCAACCCGATATGGCTAGTTGTGTACAGACTAGTATGAGTACCTCACCAATTTAAAGGAGATATATGAATACTAATGTAGATAGCGTATTAGCAGAACGTGGTAGTAGATATGGTGAATTCAAAACTCACGCAGAGATTACTCAGACCCTTAAAGCAGTAGTAGCCTCTCAATTAATCAGACTTAATAAACACTTAAGTCCTTCACAACAAGAATCAATTGATATGATCTTTCACAAGATTGGTCGTATCATTAATGGTGATCCTAACTATATTGACTCATGGGTAGATATAGGTGGATATTCTAAACTAATCGTAGATGAACTCGAACAACAGGAGAAACAACTTGGCAAGTCAAAACGAACATACGGGTGCAAGGCTCGTGTCAAAGACGCTATCAAAGGATGGGCAAGACAACTGGGATCTAATATTCGGAAAAAAAATAAAGGAACAGAAGCTAACAGTGGAGGATATGGCCCCGGATACACAGGAGGAGTCAATTTCTAGAATTGATATTATAGGACAGAATGGCAACGATGGCGATCATTATGGTCGGTCACAAGAAAGTTAATTATGCAACGCACTTTTCAAGAACTCTGTGAAGATCTCAAGAAATTTGACGAGACTACCCTATTAGAACTTCTTAACATTACTAGTGAAGAATTAGTAGACATGTTTCAGGATAAAATTGAAGAGAATCTAGATAGACTATTAAAAGAAACTGATAACGAATTAGAGGAATACGATACTTATGAGTAGTTTACCAAGTGTTTACCAAGAAGTAATAGCAATGAGCAGGTATGCTAGATTTATACCTGAACTAAAACGCAGAGAAACTTGGGAAGAAACAGTAACACGTTTAACAAATTACCTTAAAACTAAGGTTAATTTAATTGAAGATGAATGGACTGAGTTACATAACGCAGTCTTAAACCTAGAAGTTATGCCTTCTATGCGTTTACTAATGACTGCTGGAGAAGCCTGTGAAAGAGATAATATCGCTGCTTATAACTGTTCTTATCTTGCTGTTAATAATAAACGTGCTTTTAGTGAAGCTTTATATATACTCATGAACGGAACAGGAGTTGGATTCTCTTGTGAACGTCAAGAGATTGCCAAACTTCCTGAAATCCCAGCTGAACTTAAATACTGTGATGACATCATTGTAGTAGAGGATAGTAAACTAGGTTGGGCTAAAGCATTCAAGAAACTATTATCGTCCCTTTGGGAAGGTGATATCCCTACGTTTGACTTTAGTAAAGTACGTCCAGCTGGCGCTAGA